GGACCTGCAGGCAGGAGTAATGTTGAGAACAGGACCGTGATTGTCACGGGAGGCGCCATGGGTTTTGGTGCAGGCATTGCAGGTGGAGTTTGTGGCCAAGGGGCCTAACGGAAATTAGGAGTGAAGATGGCAAGGAGTTCTTTCCCTCTTGGTGATCATCAGCCGATTTTACCAGGGTTTCCGGCTCATCGAAGCAATAGAGAGCCGCGCCAGCGCAAAGGGGAATCGTGGCGCTCATACTGCATTCGATATGAAACGTGGCGGGCGGTCAACCGTCCACCTATCAGTCGAGAGGAGTATAAACAGCGCGTCCAAAACAATGTTCGCCGCCGTGAACTCTATCGCCGCAAGGTGGAGGTCCACAGCTACAGAACGATCGAGAAGGCCAAGCGCAAGGTCAATTGTTCTGATCCGGTGTTTTTTTGGTTTGGTGGTTACGTTGGGAGACCAGGATCACAAGCACAATATGTCAATCGGGTTGGGCTCAATTATTTGATTGAGCACGGCACTCTTAATCAGGGAAAGCATTTTCGGCAAGGCAAAGCTCGAATTGGCTTTGGGGAATGCAAGGGCTAAAAAGCCGAGATGGAGGAAGCGTAATGACCGCGCTCGCCATCATCGCCGTCGTGATTCTGGCAGCAATCGTCCTCGTCGTCGTGTGCGCGTTGAAGGTTGCGAGCGATACGGATGATAGGATGGGGTACGGATGAAATTCACCATCGTCGGCAAGATCATTCCATACGTCCGGATGACCCAGCGCAGCAAATACGCTGACGAACGCGCCAGGCGCTATGGGCAATCTCAAAAAAACATTGGCTGGCAGCTCAGGCAGCAAATGCGCTATGCCGATGCGCAGATGATTGACCGTGGCGTCCGCCTCGCCGTATCCATCCGAATACGCGCGACAGGCGGGTTGCACCGCTGGGACCTGGACAACGGCATCAAGGCCCTCCTCGACGCCGCGCAGGAGATCGTGTTCGCCGACGATAGATGGATCGACCGTCTCACCGCTGAGCGCAGCATTGGCGCGGAGGACATCACGACAATGACGGTTGAAATGATAGGGGCTCGTGGGGACGCGCAATAATCACAGGGGGCTGGAATTGATACCTATCAGACCATTGTCAACTACGTTTCGCAATCTCGGCGCGTTCGTTCTGGCGTATTGGCTCGGCGGCAGCGGACGGCGACGTTGACCTGTTGCATTGGGCGGGGCGCTGCTGTGGGCGGCGTGGGCGACATTGGATTTCTCGCATTTTGCAGAGGAACGGCACGGAGCATAAGAGCGGACATAAACTGTGGCGGGATGCACACGTCCACTGCGTCATTTCGGTGATTCGAGCGGGGCCGCCTCGTGGTGGTGGAATCTCATTCCTAGATGCGCGGCGAGTGGATTTAGATAATCTGCCAGTTGTGGTTTCGGCCATAACCGAAATTAAATTTCCAAATATGCATTTGTGAGTGCTAAGATGATTTATGAATGTACAGATTGCAAATGCTGCTTGAGTTTTGCAGACGGGTATCGAATACTCTGCGTCTGCCCAGAACAACACGCCTGCGAAGTCGAGAGATACGAGCCGATCGGGTCTGGAGATGCGCGGGAATGCCCTTCTTTTGACGAAGGGATGCCAATTAGTAGATCATTTGAGCAATTCACAAAAGCAGAAGATTATTCACGTCAAAAATATGGCTCGGTTAGGCTTGATGCTATCGCAGAATGGTACAACAGCACTCATAATAGGGAATAACAACACAATTCCGCAGGTAAACCTTGACCGCGTCCACGAAATCTATACCGCCATCGAGCGCCATCCAGATAGCACGGCGCGCGAGATCGGCGATCGTCTCGGCCTGAGTTACAATCAGGTGCGCGCGGCGCTACCAACGCTGGAATATCGCGGCTATTTGCTCGGCGAGGACGATAGCGGTCACCTGCGCGCCTGTGGACGCGCCAACGATGCACGCGAAAGAGACACCGATCGGCGTATCATGATCATGCACGCATTCGGTTTCGACATAGCCGAGATCAGTTCGTTGCTATTCGGCTACAACAATCGTCATTCGTATCGCAGAATCAGGCGGCTAGTGCCAGGCTGATTCTGTACGTACAGAACGGAGGGGCTAATGAACCAGAGAGAGAGGATGCACAAAATTGACACCATGCTCAAGCTGCGCAAGTTGCGGCTGGAAATCGAGCAGGGCCAGGACGGCGCGCTATCTGAGGAACAGGCAGCGCTGCTCACCGATATCTGCCAGGCGCTTGGGATCGTCCAGGATTCCGAGACTTATTACGTCGTCGGTGAGGGTTTCGCCAGTTTTGTCGCCGCACCTGTGCCGTATCGGCCTGCCGATCAGCTTGCCGGGCCGACTGCGTTTGCTGTAGCATTTGCACGCAAGGCCGAGGAAGCCGGAGAGTACACCGTCGCCGTGGCGGGCAACCGGGTGACGCTAGAAAAGGCGGGGTGATGCGATGGCTCAAAGCAAAATCGAATGGACAGAAATGACCTGGAATCCCGTGACAGGATGTACCAAGATTAGCGCCGGTTGCGCGCACTGCTACGCTGAGCGAATGGCGCGGCGGCTGGCGGGACGGCACGGGTACCCGAAAGCGCCACATCATTTTGACGTGACGCTACACCCGGAGCGACTAGACGAGCCGCTGCGGTGGCGGAAGCCACGACGGGTATTTGTGTGCTCGATGAGTGACCTGTTTCACGAGGATGTGCCAGATGAGTTTATCCGTGACGTTTTCGATATCATGGTAAATGCATCACAGCATACGTTTCAGGTTTTGACGAAGCGCCCGCGACGGATGTCAACAGTATTAAAATGGTTACGGACGAGCCATCCGCCAGAAGCAAGACCGCACATCTGGCTCGGCGTCACCATCGAGAAGCCAGAATACTGCTATCGCACCGTGGATTTACGCCAGACGCCCGCTGCTGTGCGATTCATTTCATTCGAGCCGTTGCTGGGCTCATTCGCTGATTACCCCGGCGTGCTTGACGGCATTGACTGGGCCATCGTCGGCGGCGAATCCGGCCCCGCCGCGCGACCGATGCATCCAGACTGGGCGCGGGGTCTGCGAGATCAATGCCAGTCGGCGGGTGTGCCGTTCTTTTTCAAACAACACGGGGCGTGGTTGCACGAATCGCAATTTAACAGTGATTTGCAACGCCGACGGGGGCTTTCCAGTGTGCGCTGTGAGGCCGGGAATGGATATCAATTTGTTCGCGTCGGCAAGAATCGCGCCGGCCGCCTGCTCGACGGGCGCGAGTGGAACGAAACTGTAGTAAGAGGACGGCGGGGCACGTGAGAGAAAACAGAAAAAGGAGCAAGGCCGATGATGAGGATAGAGCAAATGTTCGGGCCGGCATTATTGTGTGCCCCGCCGCCGGCCCGTAGATAGCGAGTGTAAGAGAGGTGATGGGTACTGTGAAAATTCAGTGTGAGCACGAAGGCTGCACAAGTCAGGACGTGACAGAATGCATCGTGATTGACTATCGGCCCAGGGATTTTTCTATCTGGGATTATGTCCTGGAATTGGGCCTCATCGGTGCTATTAGGCACCTGTGGCACCTGTGGCGTGACGGAAACGCCGAATGGCTGCCAGAATACTACTGCCCTGAGCACTGCCAGTTGCACGGATTTTGCTATTCGTGCGGGCAGTTCTGGGCCGGTTGCAAGAGCTTTGATTTTAATCCATCGGGACTGTGCCCGAACTGTCAGAGTGAATTAGATGCTGAATTTGATTATGGATGACGACTGGCTCGATTGTTGGGCAGACTACCCAGGCGAGTTGCTGGCCGACAATTTAGATTTTGTTGGATGATTTCGGCACTCAATGGGAATTAACAATAGATAAAACAGCCCGCGCCAGCGGTCTCTCGCCAGCGCGGGCTCGCCCAACCGCCGGAGGCACCCCGGCGACGGGCTGGCATATTCTAAGCCAATCCCGTCCCCAACGCAACCGGCTCAGCCGGTTTTTTGTTTCTCGAACGTGACAAGGAGGTTCTAACGTGCGTTACACTACCCGAATTGGCATCGATGTCGGCTTTGGCTACACCAAGCTGGCCTATCCGGATACTGATGGTCAATTACACACTTTATCTTTCCCGTCCATTCTCGGACGTGCTGAGGATCGCGTCGCCGCGCTCAACGTCGGCCTGGGCGGCCGGCGCGCCCGCGTCCAACGGATTGAGTATGATGGCCAGGCCTATTTCGTCGGCCAGGGTGCGCTGATCGAGTCCCGTCTCACCGGTGAGCGCCAGGACGCCCAGCGTATTGGCTCTGTCGAGGAGCGCGTGCTCATGCTTGCGGCGTTGGCGCGTGCCGGGATCGACGAGGCCCTCGTCGTCACCGGGTTGCCAGTCCTATGGTGGGATCGGCGCCGGCAATTGGTGCGCTCCTGGATCGGCGAGCATCACGTCACCGTCAATGGTCGTCCGCGTACCATCACCATCAAAGAGGTACGGCCCGTCTGGCAGCCGCTGGGCTCATTCTATTCCTATGCCCTCGATCACGCCGGCCGGGCGATCCTCGCCGAGGACCTCTTGCTCCACGCCGGATTCGCGGTGATTGACATCGGCACCAACACCACCGACCTATCAGGTCTCATCGAGTTGCAACCCGTGGCGCGCCTTAGCGGCGGCGTGCGCATCGGCGTGCGTGACGTCCTGGAGATCATCAGCGCGAGCATTGAACGCGAATATGGCGTCCGTCGCTCTCTCGCCGAGCTATCCGAGGCGCTGGAGAGCGGAGGGAGCATTCGCATTTTTCAAGATGAGATTTCACTGAACGGCCTGGCGACATCGGCAACCGAGTCTCTGGCGCAGGAAATCGTCAGCGCTGCAAGCCGCCAGTGGGGACAGGGCGACCTGTTTCACGTGATCCTGGTCAGCGGGGGCGGCGCAGTGCTGGTGGGCAAGGCGATCAAGGCGGCGTTCCCGCGTAATGCCGAGGTGCTGCCCCGGTCCGCGTTGGCTAATGCTATCGGATTCTACAACTATGCCCAGCGGCGGGTGTTCAAGGCTGACAGGGGTTAATGTGATGAAAAGAGAATCTGGAACAAAGGTGTTAATCATCGAGGACTGTCGAGATGGTGCGCCCGCCGCCGGCCTAGTGGGTGTCTATGAGGGCGACTTTCCGCGCTCGGTTCTATGTAAAATTGGCGACGATTTACACGAATATGACTATGTTGCCTGGGTGCAATGGTTAGAGAATCTACCAGACGATGCACAACACCCGCCAGAATGGAGGGAGGGTGAGCCAGAACCGGAAGGCGATTGCTATTTCGTCTTAAACAACCCACGCATTCGTCTGCTAGATGGATCCGTGATTTGGGGTGATGAATGCTGGTGGGGTGACGCTGAAACAGCACCGCCGCTAGAGAAAGCGCAGGCCTATTTAGAGAATCACAAAATCGTCTTACGCGAAATGATGCACGCATTGGAGAATTTCTGTCCGACAGAAAATACACACGATGACCAAGGATAATATTTGTCCGACAAAAAATACCCAACCGCGCCGGCGCGGCCGGCCTCGCAAACCGGGCCGCAGTATCAAAATCGCCCTTCGCTTGCGCGAAGGCGAGCACGACGCCATCCTGGAGCGTCTACGCCAGCTTCCGCGTGGTCACTGGTCGCGCTACATCCGTCGCGTTCTCGACGGCGCGCCCGTCGAAGCGCTCGACGATGCACTCGCACAGGAAAGCAAAATCCTGACCGCTGCGCTTGATGGGATGTGGGACGATTGGGGGGAAAGCGAATGAAACGACAACTGCTAGAATTCCAGGCCGACCGCATCGAGGCGGTGCTGGCGCGGCACCGGGTCTCGGTCCGCGTCACCGGCGGGACGGTGGCTCCGCGTTGGATCCAGTTCAGGCTGGTGCCGGCGATGGGGACCAGAGTAAGTCAGGTCACCGGTCTGGCCAAAGAACTGGCCTTGGCGCTGCGGGCTGAAACCTGTCGCGTCGGGCAGGTCAAGGATGGGCTGACCGTCGAGATCCCAAACCCAGACCCGCGCCCCGTTGGTTTGATCAACTTACAGCGCAAGATCGTGGCCAATAGCGAGAGGGGAATACCATTCGGCACGGCCTTATTGGGCCTGGATGAAGAGGGTGCCCCGCTGATGGTACGGCTGCCTTCGCCCCAAGTAGCGCACCTGCTGGTGGCGGGCACCACGGGTAGCGGGAAGACCGAGTTGTTACGCTCAATCATTGTGTCGCTGGCGATGTCTCATAGGCCATCGGAGATTAGCCTCGTCTTGATCGATCCGAAGCGCCGGGCATTGAAACCGTTCGACGTGTTGCCTCACTTGCTGCGCCCGGTCGTCTACGAGGCGAGCGCGGCCAAGGAATTGCTGGAGCAATTGGTCGCGCTGATGATCGAGCGGGACCATGGCGGCAAGCATCTGGTGTCAGGTGATCGCTCGGGCGAGCCGAGGGTAGTGGTCGTGATCGACGAATTGGTGGACTTGCTGCTGGTCGATCCCGAGATCGAGACACCTCTGATGCGCCTGGCGCAACGTGGCCGGGAAGCGGGAATCCATCTCGTCGCGGCCACACAGAAACCGACTGCGGCCGTGATCGGCACGTTGACCAAAGCGAACTTCCCCGTTCGTCTGGTGGGCCGGGTCACGAGCCCGGAGGATGCCAAGGTGGCCAGCGGTTACGCGGGGACGGGCGCGGAGAGTCTCGGCGGAAAGGGTGACTTCATCGCCGTGACAGGCGGGCAAGTCACCCGGTTCCAGGCCGCTTATGTTCCACAGGTAGAACTTCACAAGTGGCTGGAACAGGTGGGCCACGGTATTCCGGACAAGTCAGGGATCATCCTACCAGAGTCTAAGCGAACAGCCGGCCAGGTGGCCACCGACAAAATCGCCGAATACGTCGAGCAAGTACGCGATGCCTGGCCGTCGTTCCTGAATCCGGACGGGACGTTAAGATGGGGTGCAAAGGCCGACCTGGCCGAGCTTATCTTCAAGGTCCGTAGCACAGCCGGGCATTATGGCCGGACGGTCAACGAGGTCATCCGACGCCTGCGAGCTTCGGAAGGTAAAAAAAAAGCCACCGAAAAACTACTACTACCACCGGGAAACAGTTAAGACCGGCGTTTTTGCGTCGAAAGGGGTCTTACAGGGTAGTAGTAGTAGTTTCTGAGGGCTACATTTGGAAGGTAGAAGCGATATGAATAGGAGCCAGATCGCCCCCGGGATATTTGCAGTCATCGCGATAGTGTTGGTGACTGTTATTCTACGCCTCGGCAGATCGGAACTGGTCTTGCTGATCGGTCTGACGTGCGGCTTCATATTCAGCCTGCCGGCGCTACTGCTCATCTTCGTCGCCTGGCGGCGACGCGAGCGACAAATAGGAACGCAGGGTCAATACCATGCTCTGGAACGCCACCAGCCACCGGTGGTGATAGTCCCACCGGTGACCAGCCCACAGCTTCCGCATTACCAGCCCCAGCACTGGAGCGAGGCGGATGATCTGCCTTTGCTGCCGAATAAGCGCGAATTCACCGTGATCGGCGAGGAGGATTAGCGGATGAAAGCTCTAACGGACGTTGAGCCAAACGCCGAACCCGCCCCGGGCCCTATGACATTCCCGCGTGATCATCACCTCCGTCGCCGCTACTTCGACGAGGCCAGCTTCGGCCGGGGCTTCCCAATCTCCAATCTCCAATCCCTAGTACCCACTTCCGATACCCTTATCGGAACCTAACCCTCACACGTTTCAGTGTTGACATTTAGAACATTTGTGCTTATAATCTTAACGGGTGTGGGCGTGGAGTCCCCTGTCCCGGGCGCAGGGCGGGGCGGGCCGTAGGCGTGACGGACGCGTGGTTTGCGGCGGCTACTCCCCCGGACCGATTGACTCCACGTCCGCTGTTATTGAGAGGAGTACAGTAATGAAACGCATGGTCATAATCTCAATCTCTATCACTCTCCTGCTGATCGTCGCCAACGCCGGCGCGCTCACCGCCTTTGACTCTCCTATACCTACCGCGCCGCGTACGGCTCCAACGAATACACCAACGCCGCCATTGTCTCCGCTGCCTTCACCAGACATTCACATTCAGACCGCCGTCACCCCGACGCTACCGCCTCCGATCGAGACGCCAGCGCCCCCGGCCATCCTACCTGAATCTGGCGGCGTGATCAATTAATCCAGCGCCACTACCTGTGCCTGTGCCACGATGCGGCCATCAGCCGTCAATTGTGGCATAGTGACTAATTGACATCGATGTCGTTCTAGCACGGCTCCAATCTCTCGCAGACACACCTCGGCGCGCTGGCGCTTATCCGCATCCAGCAAAGCGCGTGCCTCATCGGTGGTGGCGATCTCGCTTTTTTTCACCTCGGTCATAACGGACTCCTCCCTGATTGCAATAATGCTACCTGGCTCTGTAACGATTTCAGCGCCTCGCATAGCTCCTGAACTGCACAATGATTCTGCCAGATCGCGCCGTTATGGAGCTGCTGTAGTCGCGTCACATTGATCAATCCACCCTGCGCTAGCGGCGCGCCTAATATGCCCGCCTCGACCAGTGTACTCTCGTTGTAGCGGACATATGCGTCCCACCGCGACCGAATCGCCTGTCGCGGATGGCGTGCCATATCCAGCGCTCGCGCCAGTTCGGCATCGTGATATTCATCGAATCCGGATAAACTGGTGCTGCCATCGACGTGCAAATCACCGTCCTCATCTACGATGAACAGACAGACAGTCGATCCGCCGCGCTGCGTTCTCACAGAGAGCACATTCCCATCGGCGGTCATATTCCCGTAGGTCGTGCCGTTCTGCACTGTCCCCCAAATGTCAATGATTCCATATCCCCCGGCCTGTGTCTTGGTCGTGTTGGCCGCCTCGCCTAGAATTCCATACAGATTTGCCGCCAGACCAGGATCGCCGTCGGCGTCTTTGTAACCCGTGAGAGTTACGCCGCCAGAGGTCGCCTGCGCTTTTTTGATGTGAGCGAACGTATCCGTCTCGGTCAAGGAAATTATCCCGTCCGCCACGTCCGAGCTCTTAAGCGTGAAGATTTCATCGTCATTCGCGCCCTGGTTGACGGTAATGCCAATGGTTTGATCGCCGTTTAATGTATCCCCGACGAACAACCCGCCGTCGGCGTACATCCAGCCATCGGCGGGATCTGTGCCTACGCTGCCGGCGTAAATCCCCCCGTACGTTCGGATGTCCCCCGATGCTGAGTACCACGTCGCTTTGATGGTCAATCCGCCAGCATCTGAGTACATCCCAATGTCAGCGGCGGTGCAGCGCAGCTCCTGTAACACCCGGCAATAGCCGTTCACCCCATCGACTATAAAATGATTGGTACCGCCAGCGCGTAGAGTGGTGGTGTCCGTTGTGAAACTCAGGTACGTGTCAGTATCCCCATCGTGCGTGATTTGATTTGCGGCATAAAGCGTTCCGCTAATCCGGGCGTCATTGGCAACATCCAGGCTGTGGGACGGGGCCACGCCGATGCCAACATTCCCGCTGGAAAATATGTAGGTCATTGACGTCGTGGCGTGGGTGTACACTGCCGTGAACCCGTTTGTGATACCAGATATGCCCGCACGAATGATGTTCACGTTACTCCCACTAGGAGCAACGATATCCAATTTGTACGCAGGCGTCGTCCCTATACCCAGCGATTGTAGGATAATGTATCCGCTGGCACTGGTCGCTAGGATGGATGCTGCCGCTCCGGGATTGCTCGACGAGGTGATGGCGTGCGAATGATCGGAGCGTGCGAAATAGGACGCTGATCCCTCCGCATTCGACGTGCTCACTGTCAGATTGGCACCAGGCGCTGCACACGTAATTCCGTGCGTGTGATCGGACCGGGCAAATGAGCTGGCCGACCCTTCTGCTGCGCTGGCATCTGGCGTGATGTTTCCTGCTGCTGCACAGGTGATCGCGTGTGTATGATCCCGCCGCGCCGCCACGCCCGCGCTCCCCGTTGCCGCTGAGGCATCCGGCGTGATCGTCGTTGGCACCGTAGCGTCAAACAGGGCGATAGTGGCATCTGTCCGCATCACCGTGTTAGCTGCGCCCGCTGCATTGGCTATAGACAGCGTTAGGTTTGGCGTGCCATAGGCAAGGTCGGTCAGATCTGTAACGTCCAACGTGTCGGGTCTGTAGCTCGTACCATCTGCAATGAAAACCTTACCCGCCTCATTCCCGTCCGCGTGCGTGAAACCCCGGCCTGTCCCGAAATGCAGATCAGCCGATCCAGGAGCTGCGCCAATGCCCAACCCCACGAGCTGTAGATACCCGCTCGCATCGCTGGCCAGGATTGACGCCGCCGCGCCGGGGTTGGAACTAGATGTGATCCCGTGGCCATGATCCGATCGTGCGAAATTGGACGCGCTACCCTCCGCATTGGTTGTAGCGACCGTCAGGTTTGCGCCAGGTGCTGCACAGGTGATCGCGTGCGTATGATCACGTCTCGCCGCCACACCCGCGCTACCGGTCGCCGCGCTAGCGTCTGGCGTGATCGTCGTTGGCACTGTGGCATCGAATACCAGGATCGTCGCATCGGAGCGAATGACCGTATCCGCTGCCCCTTCCGCGTTTGCTACGCCGAGCGTGAGATTCGGCACGGCATAGGCCAGGTCGGTGATATCATCTGCTATAAGCGCGCGGAAAGCCGGATAATCGTCGCCTCCAGTCTCCGGCCCGGCAAACACCGTGTTGGCGGCCTGTGTGTCCAGCGCGATCTCCTGGCCCGTCGTGGACCCGAGACTCAACACTGTTTCAGCCTCAGTGTTCAACGTCACCGGCCAGTGCGCACCCGGCACGACGGGCGTGGACGTGACCGGGTTGGGCTCGTTGACCTTGAGCAGCCTGGTGTCCGCCAGGTCGTCCATCATTAGATGCTCGTCGGACGACGAGGGCCGGTCCACGTTAGCAATCTCCAGTGAGGCGTGTTCGCGCCCGTCCGCCTCGAACGATCTGACAATTTTCACGACGTAGAAATCGTCGTCGATCTCGGCGTACGCCACGGCCACCCCGTCCAGCCGTACCACGCCATTGTAGGTGAGATGGACGGTATCCCCGACGCGCAGGTCGGCCGGCAGGCCGTAGATCGTGCCAAGCTTGTAGCTCTGGTAGGGGTCCTTGTACCAGGCCAGCCGTGCCTGGCCCATATCGTACAGAATATCCGAGGCCATTTCCAGAGATGACGGTAGCCCGGTGTACGGCTCGACATAGGGATGCGCCCACAACGCCTCGTGGACGCCATAAGTGCTGACCGACGTGTCATCCTGAATGTAGAATTGGGGTTTCTGGATGACGTCCGTGCCGATCGGATACGTGAACGCCAGCGGATCCTGGACCGTGATCACGTTGCCGGCGACGGATTGCACATAGTTGGTCTCTTTATTCTGAGACCAGTCACCCGCGTCGCCGATCCAGATTTGCTGGCCACCGGTGAAGCCTGAGCCGTCCACGACGTTCAGCGTGTACGTGTTGAACGTCGCCTGGGCTGACAGTGTGGTCTCGGCGTTCAACGGACCGGGATTCGAGCGCACCCGGACGTCGTTACTGTCCGAGGCGTAGCGCATATCGAAGCGGTTTTTGCCTAGCACGAACAGCCGGTTCTCGATGTCGCTGGAAATCGTGCCGATCTCCAGATCTCCGACCAGGGCGATGACGCCCTCCTGGTCCACCAGTGTGTGGTGGACGTTCATGATGGTGTACCCGCTATCGGCACCGAACGCGCCGAAGTCCAGCGTCTGCTCGGTGGATCCGGCGCGAAAGTGCTTGCCGACCTGGCGCGCCAGCATCACCAGCGCCTCTAACCGCGATTGACCATTATACCCGATGGTGGAGGTGCCCATCCCGGACTCGATGTCACCCGGCGTCCACCCCGTGCCGCCGAGTAACGTGGTCAGATCGGCATCCGTACCAATGATGTAGTTTTCGATGTCCAGGTTCTCGTAGACGGTCTCATAGCCGCAGTTGTAATTGGCCAGCTCGGCCAGGATGTCAGGGCCAGACACCTGGAACGACGGCTGGAGACCGGCCAGCACCTTCAGGTCGTGGATGAACCCCGAGCCGCTGAATCCGCTGAGCGCGGAAATCCGCACCCGCACGCCAGAACTCAGCAGGTCGATGGCCCGCCCGTCTGCCGGCACGACGACCGAGATTTTTCCCGCGCGATCCAGTTCCTCTGTGATCTGTGCCGAGATAACGTTGTACAGCGGACCGGCGCCAATCGGGTCGCCGCTGGCGTCGAGTACGTCTACGGTGAAGCGGGGGAAATTAGAGGACATAGGGATGCCGCCATTCCAGCGTCGCCAGCACCGACCCCGACAGCATCTCGACGGTCACGGTGTTGGAACCGGGCGGCAACCAGAACCAGGCGATCTGTGCCGGGTCGCTGGGTCCCGTGCCGCCGACCGTCAGCGTGTCGTATGCGTCCGCGCCGTTGTTGGTGCAGGAATACGCGCGCGCATCGATCACCAGGCCCGTGCCGGACGTGGTGCCGGTCCAGGTGACCTGACAGATCAGGTCCACGCCGTCGTAGAGCGAGAGCTGGACGTCGGTCGCGCCGGCGGCAATGGTGGCGACGACCAGCGCGTTCACGTTGCCATTGTTGACACACGTCACGTCGCCGGTCCCGGTCCGGTTTGCGCTCCCGTCACCCTCGGCGTACCACAGTCCCTCCGGGCAGAGAAATTGCAGCTCGACGGGTGCCTTGATGTAGTTGCCATCCCGGTAGTGCTCAGGCGTGCCCGGACCTTTTACGCATTTTGCCCAGGCCCAGCGCCGGTAGGCCGACGTCTTTCCCCCGCGTCGCTCTCCCCATAGCTTGGTCTTGTCCGCCGCGATGGTCGCGGCGCGCAGCGTGTCCAGGTCTGTCTCCAAGCCCGCGTATGTGCTGGATGAGAGGGTAAATTTCTTGGTGATGAGCAAGGGCGCAATGGGGAAATTGGCGTCGCCGAAAAAGTCGTAGGCGCCCGCAGCACCCCCGACCTGCTGGATAATAGCAGTCCGCTCGGCGCTCCAAACGTCGTCACCCTGCGTCTCCGCGAATTCGTAGGCGGTGCTCCAGGTGTCCCCAAATCTGGCGATGATCATATCTTGATCCCCCTGGCGCGCGCCGCATCCACGAACGCGTCACCGGCCCGCCGTCCCGCCTCTTCCGGCGTGGCAAACCCGCCCGGCGCCACGGTCACGTTGATGTTGACGTTCATCATCCCACCCGCGCCTGCACCTCCTAACGCGCGTTGCAGCATCGGGATTAGATTCTCTAGCGGGGCGACTACCTCTGGGGTACGTGGATTATCGCCGACGATCGCCGCGATCGGCGAGCTGACGATCCCGCCCTGGGCCAGCGAGACGTGCTCCAGCTCGTTGATGTGCGCGCCGGGGATACGACCGAGGGTGTTGTTGTAGGTGCGGATCAGGCCGTTGAGGAAATCGATCACCGAATTGATTCCGCTCTCCAACACTTTCTTGGCCCCGTCCATTATGTTCTGGATGAGACCGACCAGACCTTCCCACGGCGCGCGCAGCGCCTTACCCAGCAGGCCCAACAGGCCCTTAACGACGTCGATTGCCCCGCTGATGATGCCTTTGATCCCCTCCCACACGCCTTTAGCGATGTTTTTAACACTCTCCCAGGCCGTTTTCCAATCACCGCTGATAACTGCCAACACGACCTTGATCGCATTGGAGATGATCGTCCAGGCTGTCTGCAAAATCCCGGTGATGACTTTCATTGCCCCATCTATCACCGATTTTATTTTGTCCCAGTTCTCTCGGACGAACTCGGCGATTTTCGAGACCGCAGCCAGGAACAACGTAGAGATTTCGTCCCAGGCCTGTTTTAGTTGCGGTTGGATTTTCTGCCAGAATTCGGCGATTTTGGCATAGATCAACTCGAAAATTGGAGCGACGAAATTCCAGGCCGCCTGGACCGCGCCTTTAATCGCGTCCCAATTTTCCACAAACCAGGCCGCCGCCTCACCGACCTTTTGCCCCAACCATTCCAGGGCCTGCATCAACAGCGGAACAACGTTGTTGGTGATCCACTCCAATGCCTGACCTAGCGCCTGGCGCAATACGTCAACGACCGGTTGGATTTGCTGCCAGAATTGGACCAGCGCGGGGATGGCCTTGTTGGTGATAAAATCGGCGGCTTTACTGATTGCGTTGGCGAGAAACGTCGCCACGGTTTCGATGAATTGCTGAAACCGCGGGTCTTCCATTACGTCGGCTAATTTTTCGATGAGGGGGATCAGCGCCTTGGCGATGGCGGAGAGGACGGTCTTTTTAGCCTTGTCGAACCCGGCGCTCAGCCGGTCGAGAGCCTTGCCAAACTCGGGACTGGCCTCGCGCATCGCCTCAAAGAGGCTGGTCAGCATTTCCTTGGCCCGGTTGATGCCCTCCATCGCCAGGCCAAATACGGCGAGCCCCTTGCCGGCGGCGGAAATGGCCTTACCGATCCCGCTAAAACCTTTTTTCAGCGCATTGAACGGCAGTTTACCGGCCTTTTTGATCAGGTCGCCAATACCACTGGTTAGTTTGAGTATGCCGCCCTTGGCCGCCGCCATGGCCTGTTTAGCCAGGCCACCAATCGCCCCTCCCTCGTCTTTGATCGTCGAGATGGCCTTTTTCACACCGCCCAGATCGGCCTTACTGTTCAGTTCGTAGACATCCTGGATTTTAGCCACGGTTCCGTTTCCGTCTCTCCTCTAGCGCATCGGCCAGGTCGCTGTCAATCGCCAGGTATTCGAGCTGTTTCGCCATCGCCACCCCGCCGCCTGACAAACCATAGCCCAGTGTCTCGTAGGTGGCCGCGCGGTCTTTTACCAGCCGGTACTCTGATAGTGCCTGCATCGCCCGGGCTTCCAGCGCCAGTTCCTCGCGCGTCTTGAGATGCGACCGGGTGGGCGCGATGTTGAGCAGCACCGAATTGCGGATGATCCGCGTCAGGGTGTCGCGGTAGGGTTTCCGGCTTGCAGTGCCTCGATTTCTGCTTTTTCCTCTGCCTCCAGCGCCTCGATGCGCTCGACGAGGATGGCGACGTGGGCCGAAGGAAGATCGAGCACGTCACGCCGTTTCACATTTACCAGCCGCGCCTGCAGCCGTGCCAAATTGTGGTTGGCCGGGTCCATTCTGATTTCCAGCTCTTCCACCTCAGAGATATCGTCGGCTTCGGTGAACGCCTTGCCGTCCACAAACATCCTGAAGGCCTTGGCGTCAATCCGTTCCTGTTCCATCCATGGCAAGCGCGTCCTCAACTGGTATTCGACGTCCTGTATCTCCAGAACCTCGGTCATTTCGTCGTTGCTCATAGTTGCTCCCTCCTAGATCGTCGCCTCTGGCGATTTGATCCAGGCGTTAAAACTCTGCCCGGTGACCGAATCGTACTGCGCGCGCCCGGTCAGCGTCACGGTGCGCTTGGCCTTGTCGCCGCTGATCGGCGGCAGCTCCATCGGGTTGAAAAACACGGATGGGACAATGACGTGACCCTCGTCGTCGCCTGTGCCAACCAGGTCGAGCTGGAATGCCATCGCCGTACCGGCCCGCGCCGCGTCGTACAACGTGGTCGAGTAATCGGTCCAACTCATCTCGAACGTGACCGTCACCTCACGGGCCTGCGGCCACACTTCTTTGACGGTTGGATCATTGGTGAGTCCGAAGCCGTCCGCATCGACGTTGTTGTTCAACGCGATTTCACATGACAATGCTTTGGCATAGGCCAAGCCGCCAGAGACCGAAATCACGTTCGTCGTGTCGTTATAGGACGGCGTCCCACTTACCGTCAGTGTCGCGTCGTAGAACATTAACGGACGCGCGATAGCCGGATAGAGCGATCCAGGGTTGGCAACGAGGGACGGCGAGGCACCGCCGCCGTATTCCCAATCCTCTCCCACGCGCGCTTCGTCTTTGGCGATGAATGCGAACGTGAGTCGCACTTGCTCTTTGACCGCTGCGGCGATGGTCCAAGACGATGCGACGGCCGAGAGAGTATTCTGTGCCAGCGTGCCATTGAAATGTTGTTGAATGCTGATGCCTAGCAGGCCCGTCGTGTCATCTGGCACGAATCCGTGTGTGTACGGGTCGCCACCCCCAGTGGTGGCAGTGTCCCGCAGGAAGGTCTTTAGGATGCTGCCAATGTGTGAGTTCCACCACGGCGTAACCAGGTTAAAGGCCAGCGCCTTGGCCCCCAGGACGTGCAGATATGGAGCCCTGCACGAACCCGTCACGCCCAGGTCGATGACCTCACGGCCCCCGGTCAGGCCCGCCGACTCTACCGGGATTCCCCGCGCGGGCGTGACCCACGTTCCGAACGCGGTTTCGGGACTGTACAAAAAATGCTCACAACTCATCGTCACTCACCTCGCTTTCCTCGTCGCCTTCGGGCGTCACCGCCTCGAATGCGTTAGGTTGATTCTCCAGCAGTTCCAGCGCCAGGTCCTCGGGCAGATTCTCGAAAATCTCCCCACATCGCCGGCTACCATATCCGCAGATATTGCGCCCCTCGGACGCGATCACTCTCAGGTCCATTACGCCAACCTCCAAATAGCATCTGCAATTCACTAGTACGTCTCCTGCACCTCGACCTCGAATGGTATCGAGCCGAAATTCTCCCAGTTGTTGGAACGCGCGTTCAGGTCGAATCCATATGTCGGCTCTGTGATGTAAAACCGCACCACTACCGCGTCACCGACCGCCAGCGCGCCTAAATCCCGATGCTCAGATTTGCGCAGCTCGTCTACGGCAGCATGCACCAATCGCCGCACCTGCCGGTAGGACTCCAGTTCGACGACACGCTCACCGGACATTTCCAGCCAATCAGCGTTGGCCTGTTGGGTCGTCAGAACCGAAAATGTGATCAGGCCGACGTAACGATCCTCGTAGTAGTTGCCGGTCAACTCGTCGTCGTTGGCCGCGCGACCACAGAACACCTCCGAGAATGGGTATTTGTCCTGTGGGACCATGATGCCAGGAGGGAGCCCACCTTTGATGAATACCTTGACGTCGTCCAGCCCCGTCACGTCCTGCAACGTGGCGACGATGTAGTTCTCTATCGCCTCGACCATAATGGTGGTCGTCATTCGCTCTGTGCTCCCTCCAGGTGCTCGCGTGCGAACTCCTGTAACTGTTCATGATCGTCGTCGGTGATCTGGAGCATCTTGCGCGCCGGCATAACGTCCGTTCCAGACTGGTGATAAAACCAGCGCGGCTGGCTACCCCGCTGTTGGCCCGCCCTGACGCGGTTGATGACCCGCAGCGAGCGCGGGCGCGCCTCCCAACGGAAGCCCCGCCTCATCCGGCCCGTCGCCTCCAGGATCGGCTTGCCGGGATAATGCCTCGCTTTCCAGCGCGCGTAGGCGGGTGACAGCGCCGCCCAGCGCTTTGGGAATCCCTGCCGCCGGAACTGCA